TCAACAAAAAAGAACCTCCAAAGAGGTTCAATTTTGTTCGAGTAGTTAGACTTTAAGCCCAAGTACCGCGAATGGCAACGATTTGCCAAGCACCAGCTACACCAAGTAGTGTAACCTCGTCACCCACATGTGAGGTGGTTTTGGTATTCACTAGGTTGCTGTTAGCAGCAGCGCGGCCAGCACCACCAATGGTGTCAGTCCCGTTAGGTGCAATCGTGACAGCGACGGATGCGTCACTTCGAGCACCAGTTGCGGCACTCGTAGGAGCGACGCCACCGTTACGAACGGTGAACATCAGACCGGCAGCGGCAGCCGGTAGTGTTACGGTGATCGCGTCTTTGATGACGTTCTCGACTAAACCGGAGTCGGTGTCCTTGGCGAGCGTCTTGTTGGCTGTTACATCAACAGCCAGGCGTCGTTGTACATCTCCATACAATGCGTAATTAGCCATTTATTTAGTTCCCTTCATTTGAGTTAGTTTGATCGGTAGCAGGAGGCGTAGATTCCTCTGAACCTTCACTAGCGTCTTCACCAGTACTTTCGGTTTCAGCAGGAGTAGCTTGTGCAGCCTTTAGGGCAGCCAGTTCAGCCTCAGCAGCTTGGGCGCGAGCCTCAGCTTCAGCGACCAGTTTCGGTGCATCTTCCACGTTAATGGAAGCAGTCGGGTTAAAGCGAGGCGAGTTCGGGTCAGCCGTGATACCAGGCATGACGCCCTTATCGGCCAATGCCTTATCACTTGCCACTTGAGCCTTTTGCATGGCGTCGAGTTCAACGCGCGTAGGGGCTTCAGCGACCTTTACAAAACCCATGCGGACAAGTGCGTCCTGTTGGGCGGTGCTTCGAGCATCTGGCATGACAATCAGTTGTGCGCCGCTACCTGGGTGCTTATAAACACCTGGTTCGTTCACGGGTCGGCCATCGCCAGGAGTTTCGAGTTGTCCTGCGCCTTTTGGAATTTGATCTGGATTCATATTCTTATATTCCTTTTAATTTTTATATTGATTACGCAATCATGTGAGCGTAGATACCAGTACCACGCTGGCTAGGGATGAAGCAGTCGTAGTAACGACGACCTTCAGCCACAGCACCATGGATACCACGTTGCTCGGTCAAGACGCGAATCATGTCGAACTTAGCAGGAGCAACTACCAACTGGTTGTAAACGAACAGGAAGCCAGTATTGGCAGGGAGGTAGCTCGTCGGAACCTTACAGATGGTTACACCATCGATGATACCGATGATACCCTTTTTCAAGTCTGAGTAAGCAGTATCACAGTTCTTGGAGAACTCACTGTCCCGCTTCAGAAGGTTCAAGGTAGTGCCTGTCAGGAAACAGACACGACCATCTTCTGGTACCTCAGCGTCATCAAGGACGGTGTTGGCAGCAAGGAAGTATTGGTACGCGTTACTAGTAGTCAAAGCAACGGTGTTGCTCTGAGAGTTGGCTACGGCGTAAGCCTGGATAGTCGTTAGGCGGTATTTGTCAGTGGTAGGTACTGAGACCTCGCGCACCTGTCGCTTAACGGCCTTGTTAGCCTCAGTGACCATTTCAGAGTCTTCCAAGTTTCCTTGGTCAACGCTGAAGGTGAAAGCCTTGTCTTGTGACAGAACGAAGGTTTCCACGCCGTTACCGAGTTCAACCAACGCGCCAAAGCGGTCGGAACCGTATCGCACGTAGTCACTTTCAAGAACGGTGTTTACATTGTAGATCGTAACCGAGTTACGACCGTTGAAATCAAGACGGATAGCTTTGTTCACGATTATGTCGGTCTTGCTAGCGAGGTAGAAACGCTCGTCAACAATGGCCAACGTAGCGGAAGCATAGTTTTGTGAAGCCATTTTGTTTTAACCTTTCGGGTTAGATATTATCATCCTCCCAAATAGCGGCAATTTCATCTTTCTGTTTTGCAGGGTTGACGACCTTTGCGGATTTGGTCGGACTTTTTGAATTACTAATCTTAGCAAGTCTCTGTCGTTCTTCCAAACGCGCCTTCTCAGCCGCTTCATCAATCTCTGACGAATCAGCCTTTTCACTCAATTCCAGTTTGGCAAGCTTATGCCAACGTGAAATATTGTTCAACAAGAGGTTTACACCAGCTTGACCGTCGCTCTTTGCGGTTTCTTCCAGCAAAGTGCCCATAGTCTCAAGCTCCTCGTTACTGACAGGGGTTTTACTCTCTGACATCGCAACGATGAACTCTGATACCTTACGGTTCTGACGCTCGGTGGTAAGTTCATTCTCCAAAGAGTTGAGCCGTTTAACCATCGGATCCTCATCGGGATCGTCCTGGGGTTTTGCGGCGTCGGCGGCTTTTTGTGCTAAAGCATCAGCTTGCGCCTTGCTCGCTTGCCGTCTCGAATAATCGCGCTGGTTATCCCGCGCGACCTGTGCCAACTTACGCTCTTTCTCTGTTTCCAGTTTGCCTAAGCCAGCTTTTTCCGCCCAAGCATCTAAATCCTTGTCGAAGGCGGGAGCATCTTTGTCTTCGGTTGCATCTGCATCTTTGTTTTCATCAGCAGAGGCATCCTCTGAGTCTGATGGGGCGTCGTCCCCTGTAGGGTCGCCTGAATCCGCCGAGTGGTCTTCATTATCCACACCAGTAGTGGCATCGTCTTCGATGTCGCTGGGTTGGATAGAAGTATCGGTAGTGGAATCTTCTTCCATTTTTTTACTCCTAGTTTTTATTTAAACTTGCATAGCACGTATGCGCTAATGAGTAAACAATAGCATCTAGCTTAACTGGCGGTCAAGATAGTCCGCAATTTCTTCTAAGCCAGCAGCCTTGTCAAGATGCGATACACGCTGTTGCGGAGTGAAACGTACAGTCTGTTGGAAAAGGTTCCCCTGAGCATCCTTGCCGTTCTCATAAGCCACGCCATCCTTAGCAACCTTGGTGTGGTACTCTATGAAGCTATGGAGTTTAGCGGTCAAGTCCTGCATGGCAAGGTTCTCTTTAAGTTTGAAGTACTCGGCTTTTAATAACTTTTGAGCATTGGCGCGTTCTTCAGAAGCCTTTGCATGGACTTCTTTTTTCTCTTGCATACGAGTCTTGGGTAACTCGGGTTTAGTCTCGGGTTTCTTCTTTGGCATGGGTTGCTCCTTAATCTAACTAGTATATCACTGGGACGGTTGCATACCAGCAGGTTGCGCGGCGGGAGTCGGGGCTTGCGGAATAGTTGGCTCGGGATTGTTATCGGCGTTGGTGTTCGGGTTAAGGAAGTCCGCCTGACGTGCGCCATGTTCCATCTGGTTGGTTTGTTCCTCAGCTTCGTGCATAGGATCCGGTTGCATGTGCAGGATCGTTTCAATCTCAGACCTAACGAACGGTGAAGCGTACTGGTAGATGGTGGCGATAGCACTGTACTCGGCCTTTTGCAGTTCGTAACTGGATTTTTGTTCCTCAGCACTTGGACCAGGAGGAGCCTTCGCAAGCATATTATTAAACGTCTCGTCACTCATTTCAGGGTCTATCTGCTTGAATATCCAACGGTTAGACTCTACGGGGTCAAAGATCGGGTTGTTGGTCATGCGTTCGAATATCTGGTTAAGTTTCTGCCCGACCTCTAGTTGACGCTGTTTAGTTGTGGAATCGAGTTCCACATGTGGTTCCCATTCACCGTTAAATTCATAAGGATCGTAGTCTTTGAACTGAACACCTTTCGTGCCAACGATACGGACCACCTGTTGTTCGGTCACGAATATCTGAATCATCTTGACAAGGATGCGGCCAAGTTGGGCGTAACCTTCCTGCTCCAAGTTTTGAATCTTAGTAGCAAAACGGGTTTGCGCCTGTCCAAGTACCTGAGAGACTTCGGTAGCCGTGGTGCGCCCCTTGTTCTGCATGGTGCCCTGGATAGCCTCATCAGCTCCCGTAGCACTTCGCATATCAGCCCTAACACGGTCTTTTTTCTCATCCAGGTTACCGGCAATCTCAGCGATTGGCATGGAAGAAATAGCGTTCTTCGGTATCGGGTACACCGCGCCTGGGATCGTTTCAATCTCAGGAGCGAGATCAGCGAATTGCGGGTCGATTTGATACATCGGCGTGTTCTGGTAAGCAAGGTTGTCGATGTCCATACTCTCAAGGTCGTTGAGTTCCTCGGCACGGTCAGCAATCAGTTCAATCTCGCCGCCCCCATAGAACTGGGAAGTATCGACGTAATCACGAAGTACAGCGAACGGCAGAAACGGATCAATCTTATCGAGCACCTTCTTGGAAGGAATCATGTTGCCGGGGTTTGTCGGGTCTTGTACCTGGACAGTCTTGGTAATCTGGTCGCGCTGGAACGGTATTTCCTGGCTAAAGATAATCTCTTTGTCATTGCCAATTTCCACTTCCATACCACTGTTTAAGTCATACAGTTTGGCGATGAACACCTGATGCAACGGGGCTTCTACACCTAACGTAGAACCGTTGAACTGGTCTTTATACTGCTTATCGGTAATCTTAGTGTTACCGGCAGCACCAGCCGTAGCAAAACCAATACGGTCAAGCTGGACGGGATCATATTTCGGCACCATCTTGTCCTGCTCGGGGTCATAGATGAGCTCGCGCTTCATAGTGTCTTTGTCGCCCAGGTACACGAAACCGGCGTACATCGCGTTCGGTGAACCGTCGGGGTTGACCAGAGCGGTGGCCTGTGGGTTTACAAAGAAGTCACGGATAGGAATGTTCTGAATCCGTGGTTTGTCATTCTCCCAAGTAATATAGAGGATGCCCGTACCGTAGATGAGCATGTCGCGTACCCATTCCTGGTTGACGAGTCCGATATTGTTACAGGCGAGATAGTAGTCAAGTTGGCCGTTTAATACGGCGATGTCATCTGTCTGTTCCTCGTTGGTCTTGACGAAATGAAAATGAACGCCTGAACCGGCGATGTTGGCCACAAGCGTTTCAATAATAGTGTGCGTCTCGGGGAGAACGGGATCTGAAAGCCCGTCATAATGACGCATGACGCGCTTCTGTTTATAAATCTTGAAGTAGTTATCCCACTGGACAAGATAGTTGTTCGAAATGTACTTGCGACCATGCTCGTACATTTTCTCCGCGTCTTCGAATGATAATTTACCGGAGGGTGCGGTGAGTGCGGTGCTGGCGACGGTGGGCTTTTCGTCGTATGAGCTCTGGTTTGTCTTGGCCTGTGTGGGTTTCATTTCTTTGTTTTGTTGGTTTGTGCACGTTTACGTTGTCTAAATCATAAGCGTTCCAGTTGGCTAATTGCAAGTTTATTGCCTTTGCCATCACGCAGTCGTCGAACATGTTTTCCTGAGCCCCGAAGTGGCCGTTGTCATCAATGGCATAGGTCATACATTCACGGATGAATACTATGTCATAGTCGATTATATCATCTTCTCGGATTGCTCGCCTGAGTTCGTTAATAGCAATGGGTTTCGTCTTACGATTTGTTTGCCAACCCATCTTGCTGGTACGTTGCTGGAACTGTTCTTCTTCGGAAGTTTCACGCTGGTACAGGTTACGGTAAAACTTGTCACGGAGTCGCTGAGCGGTAGTGAGCCCTTGATTGTTCGTTTCTGCTGCAATAAGCGCGTAGTTGTAGTAGGTGCCAATATCGAAAGCCAAATCACCCAACAGGTCGGGGTCTATATGGCCGCGCCAACGGGCAACCGTCTTGAGCGTATCGGTACGCATCACGTCAATCACCGAGAAGTCACCGGCACCACCGTTATCTTTGCTGATTTCAAGTCCCTCTGAAACGTCAATCGCAATGGTATACTTCGCGTCTTTTTTCGGTAGTTCCCATACTTTGAGTGGAGTCGGATCCTGGCCTTCAATCGAAACCTTGACGAATTTGCACACGTAGTTCATCGCGCCGTGGTCGTCCTTTTCACGTTCAATCTGACCGAATACCGGCTGGTTTTCCGGTAAGCGAGCACGTTCTTCCATACGGATGAGGGAACGGGTATCAAAGGCGGAACGACCAGAAGCCAGGAACGCCTCAGTATCATCCTTGGGGTATTCCTGGTAAAACTTACCCGGGTCGGAACGAAACTCCTTCTTTTTCTCACGCCGCCACATGATCTTGCGATCCCAAGATTCTTTAGGATATTTCGCCTTAACAAAAATATCCAACAGTTCTTTTTCCTCGTCGTCGTATTCAGCGATGGTTCCCTCAATCTCGTATTCGGGATGCTCATGCCACGCAAAGAACAACGGTTTGAAACGCGACTCGCCCTTCTTAGCGAACTGCCACTCGTCGTAGAAGTAGCCACCAACACCATTAGCGGTAGATTCCAAGAATACAAAGGTGTTCGGGAGCAGAGGAACGGCCTGTAGTGCGGCGGAGAGGACGTCGGCACCGTTTTGCCAGAACGCTACCTCGGAGCCATGGAAAAAGAGAATAGTGTCGGAGCGGCCTTCACCTTCACCGGCAACCATGGTCTGAATCTCGGACTGCATACCAGGGATGGGTTTGCCATTGGTGCGGTAGTCTTCCTTAACCGCATCCTCGACGTCGAAGGTCAAGGCGTTCACCGTGTTATATTTTCGAGACGGACGAAATTGCGGGTGGGCGTTGTCGTAGTACCGCCTAAACATCTTATAAAGGTTCTGGGCAGCCTTCTTTTTATGGGCAATGATGACGGCGTTCTGGTACTTATTGGTAGTAGTCCACCAGTAACCCAAGGCTTCTATGATGGTGGAAAGTCCCATCTGGCGCGCTTTCAGGATAATGTAGCGCACAGGTACGCCTTTGGTTAAATCCTCCAGCACTTTATCAACAAGAATACGCTGGGCCCAATTCGGCTCGAGCGGCACCATCATGCCCCGCTTATCCTTAATCATCAGGTTGCGTTCAACGTAAATCCAAAAGTCTTTAGCGATAACACGGATAGCCTGACGAGCCTGTTCCCGTGGGTCGAGGTCGTCGTAATCTTTAATCCGGCTTCTTACCAGAGCTCGGGTTTCTTCGGTGAGTTCTTGGGCCATTGTTTATTTTGCCTCTTTGCGGTTAACGGATCAACGGGGAACGCTTCATTAAATTCATCCACGACTTCCTCAAACGGGTCTTCGGTGACGTGGTATTTCTTAGGGTCTTGCTTTTTCAGTATAGCCCAAGTCATGATACCTACCGCGTCTTCGAGAGCCAGATTAACGAACGCTGATTTGTTCTCAATTTGTTCCCATATCTTAACTGACTTGTCGGAGAGCCAGATATTAGCTTGCTTTCCCATGACGGCTTTTCCTGAGTTCAGTTTGCACCCCTAACGCCAAACCCCTGATGCTGGCAACACTTGCGTCTTTTTGGATAAGGCACTTAACGCCCTTCTTATCCATTACGCCCACGAACCTCAGGGACGGTTCATCAAAAAACCAAGCCACTTGCGGCGCATGTCTACGCAGTATTTCAAGCCTTCGTTGTACGGTCATCAAAACCCCCGTAGTACAGTTTGAACGTGGCCTTACGCCACGGATCGTTGACCTTCGACTTAATGATCTCGGCGGTAATCTCCTGACCTTTAAAGGGTGGGCCAGACTTCGGGAAGCGAGCACCTTTAGAGGTACGGAGTTGGATAATCAGACTTGCCGTGTAGGGCACACCAGTGCCGCCAGGCGTGTATTTGACGGGGTACATGGAGTTTAGGAGCTCACGTTCCTGGTTAATGATAACCAGCGCCGTGTTGGTGCGCTTGAGTTCCATAGGAATGAGTCTCATGAGTTTGTTGGCAATCTTGGCCTTCTGGCCCATGTTGGCGTCTGCGGCGTTACCGGAGGCCTCAGTACGGAAGGTGCAAGCGGCTAGGCTATCAAAGACAATCATGTCGAATTTAGCATGTTCCACGGCCGCCATAATCACTTCATAGATGTCCTCGATAAAAGCCGAATCGTTATAGAGGGTAAAGTTGTCGGAATTGAGCCCCATGTTTACCAGGAGTTCAGGATTAAGTGCAGCTTCGGAGTCAATGTAGAGGATTTTCTTATCGGACAAACCTTTAATCATATTAAGGCAAAGGGTGGTCTTGCCCGCTGAGAGTGGACCCTGGATCTGGGTAACACGGCCACGGGGTATCTGCGTAAGTGCATCGAAGTCTGGGATGCCGGTGGTAATCCATGAGACGGAATCGAGCCCCATTTTTTTGAACTGGGCGAGATGATAGGCGCGGTCATACACGGGAGGACCTACGCCCCGGGCTGCCGCTTGGCGGCACTTGGGCGAACAGTACTTTGAGTCAACCCGTTTGCTAGGGTTTTCACCCCCGCACTGCTCACATTTTTTCATATTTATTTCCATGCTTATATACGACAAGTATAACAAATTATCTGTGACACATAAAGATTTTGTCACAGATAATTGTACGATATGTCACAGATAATACGGGGCATGGAAGGTATAGTACTCGGGGTAAGTCATGTGATGTTCAGACAAGCATAGCATACGGACCCCTGACTTGCACAAGGGTTGCTGGAACCGCCTACTTGCGAGATAGGCGGTTCTTCCTTTAAAGAGAGAAACCGGCGATACCGTGCACCCAGGCGGAGGCCACGGTATCTGCGCGGTCGTCGATTATCATATCCAAACCAAGCCGTTCAAAGACTTCCATCTTGAGTGAGGGGACTTCGTGGTACTGCGAGAATACCACCAACTCCACGCCAGTGTAGGGAACACGGGACTTCTTTATATCCTTATGGGCCTGCTTATTATTGTACGGTCCTATTGCGCTCACGATCCAGATCTGGCCACCAGCGTCCAACACGAACTGGGCGAACTGCCGAAAAAACTTCGGGTCGCGGGTAATGGTATCATAGAAGTCAAGCCCGATTTTCACCAGCTATCCTCATCAAAACCGTCTTCGTAATCAGTCCAGGGTATCGTTCGGTCCATAGCTAACCTCGCTATTCTACGCCATATTTCAAAGTATTTCTGGTCGTACAGTTCGAAAAGTGCATCGACTTCTTCTTCAAGGTCTTCCATATCATATAAACAATTCGCCCTCGATAGCAAAATCGGCCATATCTATATGGTTGTTGGCAAGTAAATAGTGGAAGTAGTTGACGAACCGCTCCTGGCGCATGGTGAGTTCCTGAGTCGGTAGTTCAACCTCGTGGTGGCGGAAGTAGGCTGCGCGGTCACCGTCTGCTACCCGTTCCATGCGGATAATCGTGAAGCCGGAGTCGTCCATCATACCAGTGATGTCATCGAAGTATTCGATACCCTCGCGCCAGCAGAAATACCCCTCATCAACGTCGTCAGGGTCATCGCTAGTAACCAGGAAGATATGGTCAAAGCGTTCATCTTCCTCATGGTTATGCAAGAAGACGTAGGCGTTGCGGGGAGTTGCCTCGAAAATCTCGTCATCGCTCACACGGAAGCGGAAGTCACCGGAATCAGGTTCGCGTTCCATCTCTAGTCTCTTTCATTTCATTCATAAGAGCCGCACGTTGCATGGTTATCTCACCAAGTTTATCGATCGTGTCCCAGTAAAGTTCATTCAACCGTTCGAGTTCGGTTTCTTGCTCCGAGCGTTCCATTATTGGTTCCTCCAGACCATACCCTCTTTAATAAACGGCAACTGCATCTCAATGGCATGTATGGTCAAGGCACCGACGTCACGCTGCAACTGTGAGGTACGGGGATGGGTGAGGGCTTCGTCAACCTGTAAGCAGAAGTCCTCGGCTGATTGGATAAAGTCCCCGGGAGTGGGCTCGTAATCGCGCCGGACACGGGCAATCGTATGGTAGTCGAGGACGGGAACGATCTCGACGGCTTGGTGGAGAGCCTTATGATCCTCTACCCAAAGAGGGACGATGAGCCAACGGTTCTCCCGCATATCCTTACGGGCATCGGAACTCCGCCAGGCAGCCCGGTCAAATAATAAATGGTGTTGGTTCACCACATGGTCATGAGGTTGTCTCATCACTGCTCCTTTTTGTTTAACTGCGAGATATGGAGATGGGTAACTTTAGAAGGGACATCCGGGTGATGACGGCCACAAAGCCTGTAATGGCGGAAGGGGTATTTCCCCCTGCGCCAACAACCCGCCACATGACACTTATGGTGCATCCACCACATCGGAACAAACCCCGCCAACCAAATGGGGAGGTCGTTCCCTATTCCACTCCAAAAGGCATACGAGTTGCCATGGAATGGGTCCAACCAGTTCATCCCAACAGCTCACCCAAGCTGTGGTGGCGTTTACAAGCTGGCCAGTTGTGGACGGGATCAGTCTGAGTGTTCAGCCGCCAGCAGCCTTTAACGTGGCAATTCTTATGTCTGAGGTGTATTAAAAGTGCACCGAGGATGGGTAACTGTCCGAACAGTACCGGACCGAATCCCGACCAGAACGCGTAGTTGTCGCTGGTCTGTCCGTCTATCCCGAACACATGTATGAGCCACATGAGGAATTGGTGCATTGTTTGTTTTCCTGTTTGCACTTGCAGTATACCATGCGAATTATCTGTGACAAATTACCTATTATCTGTGACAAAGGAATGAATTAGCGTAACTGGGAATTTTTTTTACCTGGGAATTTTTTTGGTGGGTGGTAATTCTTATTGGGGTGGAGATGAGTTAGCGTAACAAAAAAAGTTAGCGTAACAATAACAATTTACTACTAGAATTTTTTATTACCTAGGGAGTCTGTCGGTGTACAGTAACGTCTCACTTCGTTCACGAAATTGTGTCATGTGAATTTATGAAATTCCGTGTGTACCCCCGTATAAAGATTTGAAAGCTTCAGTATTTGCGATGATGTGTTACTACGTGAGTACGTCGCACAATACATAATGGACGACATAGTATAACAGGGGTGGTGTCACAGATAATACGGTTATCTGTGACAAGGCGCTATATATAGCGCTTATTCTAGCACTGCCTCAATGTTCAAATTAAGGTGTTTACTCTCTGAACGTTGCAATGCTTTACCGCGTACATGATCTATAACAAAGTGAGCGTTTTTGGTTGCAATACGCTCGTCATCACTCTGTACCATGCCTTCTACTCTCTCAATTGCCCCTATAGCTATCCGTTGCATTTTAAGATCAATATATTCTCCGGCGTCTAACTGTTTAGCTTTTTCTTTGATCAACCATGCGCGCCTACTAGGATCAGTTACTTCAGGTTCTATTACTTTAACCGCTTCTGTTGCATTGTCTTCTGTCATTATTGCAGCTTCAAATTTGGCTACTGTAGCAGGTGTTACGATTCTATATGGTCTGTTTGTTTTACGTTTATACGCCATAGTGAAATGATACCACGTGAGCTATATACAACGTGAGCAATTACCGGGCGCATGAGCGTTATATAGAATTAAGCTTGTAAAAGAGAGATGTTTATATCTGTTATTATACGCCGTTAACAGGGGTAACACAAGTATTTTGTTCGTATTCTGTTTAAGATTATTCATAAAACTATTGACCACAAGCAACCGTGTATGCTATTATATAAACAGTCGCAAATGAAACGGTAAGCGACTACAGCATAAACCACAACCGGGCAAGCGAGCGAAACTCTCGCATGATAAACAACTAAAAGGGCCCGGGCGGAAAATGCAACGCTAGAGTGCTCTCAGCTGGGAATGCTGGGTAATGATAGCAATATCAAGTCGAGAATGACGGCCATTAAGTACCCCTAGAATCCTAGCCGTGAGCACTCTAGTAAACATTAATTTAAACAGGGGCCATATTATGCAATATGAGCTACAGGGTAAAGCGCCACGCTGGATAGATAAAATCCTAGCACGTTAACCGGGAAGGGAAAACAAAAACATGATTGTAATACATTACAGTCAACGCCGCTTCGAGGATCGTAAACCACGGATCATCAAGCGAAAAAGTCAATACTAGTAAATAAAGTACCCGGAAGGGGAGATAATTCAATTATGACAGCATTTAATTTTGCAACTAATAAAGAATACGCTGGTAGCAACGCGACGCTGCAAGGCAATGGCAAGTATAACGCATTTGCTAGTTTCAATCAGATAGCTAGCTTAGGCTATAGCGTCAACAAAGGCGCAAAAAGCATCCCTATATTTTGCGGTTACCGTGAGAGTAAAGACGGTAAGAAGACAATACCATGCTGGGGCCGCGTGTTCGATATCGTAGACACTAACGCGTTGCAAGATCCGGATCTAGTAGAATTTTTAGAGAATGGCAAGCGCGTACCCTCTGAGCTGCAAGTCAATCAAGAAATGGTAGCTGCATTTTATGGTGGTGCTCAAGCGGTTGAGAAGGTCAAGCAAGCATACAGTAAAGAAGTAAAAGCAACAGATATGATGCGATCGCTAGGGATCGAAGTTGTATCAGTAGCATAAATTTAAACGCCTGGCCCGGGGCATTGTACCGGGCATAAGGAGAAAATAACATGAGCAAATGGAACGATGGCGTAAACGTATACATGCAAGAATTACAGGAATTTCTAGCCGAAAATAAGCTAGCAGCAACCGAAGAAAATATGTTAAATGGCGCGCGTAACTGGAATGAATACAGTTATGGCGGTAGCAGTCTCATAGCCGACTATGACATCGCCGCAAGGCTTGCTACACCATCAGAGATTAAAAGCCGTACACGTAAAGATGGCAATCTTGGCCTTCTGGCCAATGCTAACGAAACATGGCTGGATGTGCAAGCAAGAGCATTGTACCAGGCAAGCCATAAAATTCTAAGGAGTGCTAAATAATGCAAACACTTACAATCACAATAGGTACAGAAAACGAAGCTTTTGACGGATACCCGGAACTTGAAACGGCACGGATATTACACGAGCTGGCAGCCGGTATAGCATCAGGAAAAATTGACGATGACTGTAATATCACTGATATAAACGGCAATACCATTGGGCGGTTAACAATAGATGTTGACGGCGACGAGTAAAGAATACGAGAGGGGCCTGTAATGGCCCTTCTATGGTTCATATTATAGCAAATTAACAGAGGTAATACAATGGAAATTAACGTACAAGATCATAGCGAAACGCAAGCGGTACAAGTAAGAGTACCCCGCCATATACCTATTCAATACCACCGCACATACATGGTTATTAAATGGAAAAACGGCGTAAAATTACCACGACGCCAAGAAATTCCGGTATTTCCGGTCGAGATATGGTAACCAAATATGACTATTCAAATACAAGTGCATGACGGAGCGCGAGTAAAGACTTTTACTTATCGCAACATATACAAGGGTAAAAACTACGCGGATCTAGTGCAAAGTTTTTACGCCTTGCAAGAAGGTTACAAATGGGGAGAATTGTCACAGATAAAAGGCCGCAATAAGATCCTGTGGCATTTCTTCGGAAGGAAACACGATAATGTACCAGCTTAGAAAATACCAGCAGGAGGCGGCCAACAGTGCCGCCTGGTACCTAAAAAAATACGGCAAGCCGTTTATTGTGCAAGCCGCCACGGGTGCCGGGAAGTCTCTTATAATCGCGGACATATGCCACCAGATTAACGACAATGTTTTGATCCTACAGCCTAGCAAAGAAATACTAGAACAGAACTATTCAAAGTTGCAAAGTTATGGCATAACCGACATAGGTATCTATAGTGCCAGTAAGGGCCGCAAGGAGATAGCCAAATACACCTATGCCACCATTGGAAGCATTTACAAGAAGCCGGAACTATTCAAACATTTCAAGTATGTGATCATCGATGAAGCGCATCAAGTGAACCCTAAAAACTTTACCGGCATGTATAAGACATTTTTAGACGCTATAGGCTGCCATAACGTATGCGGGTTAACGGCCACGCCCTACCGCATCGAGAGCAAGTTTGTGAGAGAAAACGGACAACTTGTATACACAGCAACGCTCAAGATGATCAATAGAATTTTCCCCTTCTTTTTCAAGAAGATCATTTACCAGATCGAGACGCAAGAATTGATCGAGCAAGGTTTTTTGTGCCCGATTGAATATTTTACGGAACATCAAGACCTGGAAGAACTGGAAATAAACACGACGGGTGCCGATTTTACCAGTGCCAGTATCGAAAAGTTTTGGAATACCACGCGTTTACGCCGGATCGCGCAAGCGGTCGAGTATGCGGACAAAAACCACAACCGAAGTTTGATATTCTGTAGTAGCATCAGACAAGCCGACAATGCGATGGCACTCCTGGACGCAATGGGTATCAAGACCGCTATAGTGACCGGCAAGACCCCTAAGAAAGAGCGGGAAGCACTCATCGAGTCATTCAAGCGGGGAGAGATAAAACACATGTTAAACGTGGGAGTGTTTACGACTGGTTTTGACATGCCATGTCTGGACTGTATTATTCTGGCGCGGCCCACGATGTCACTGGCCCTGTATTACCAGATGGTTGGGCGCGGGGTACGATTGGATCCTGATAACGCGATGAAAAAGTTAACCGTGTACGATTTGGCCGGGGTGGTCGAGCGATTGGGGAGGGTCGAGACTATCCGGGTGACTACGGAACCGCCGGAAAATTTCAAGAATATGGTGGTGTCGGAAGTCGGTCGCATGGACGAATGTGCCCTGTTTCGGTTTAAGGTGAAGAAGAAAATGTTTGCTAAAGAGAGCGAGTGATCTTATGGGTGGGATAACGACTATAGTAAAGAAAGGTGAAAGATATGAAATACAAGCGTTTATTACACTGGCTGGGATTGTGCCAAAAGTCACGCGCCGGGTACAAATGTTACGGCCGCCAAGATTTCAGCGAATGTGGTTAAAGAGCAGTTTACTTTGGATCTTACTAGCGGATCTGGTGATTTTGTGGGTGGTTTTAACTCACTACTGGTGGATATTTTTAGGGTAAATCTAAAAGGATTGACAAGCATGTTAGAAAAGCATACGCTTGAAACAACTCTTATCAATCGTCATAAAAAACAAAATGATAAGAGGGGTAATAAAGAAAACGACCTCTTTGCGGAGGCCGTAACTTATCAATCGTCCTTATAAGGATAGCATAAGAAAATCTTTATTGCAAATACATTTTTTAGCGAATGGGTTGTACGATCCCATTTTGACAACAAAGACGTAAACTCGAGTACAGACGCAAACCCCGGCTCTGTCCCACCGCCCGACAACCGGGTACCTGGTCTGGACTCGAAGCCTAGCACTGGAATTGTCTTACCAGCAATTCAAAGAAGGGCTAAAGAATCATCCCTTGTATCTCGCCTTCTCGCTAATCTCTACCCCCTTAGGGGGGACTAGGAATTACCAGGTACAGGGGCGGTTATTGTCAAAATCTAAGAAAGGAGCCTAAAAATGGAAAATCAACTAATGCCTACAATGCTAGGGTTTAAGGATGAAAATGGTAACTGTTATCTTACAGATTTAAATGGTGAGATACTCGAGGACTATAAAATAGTTAAGACTCCTTTGCATCTAGATGACAAGATGTTAGCTGATGCGCTTTTGAAAGATTTGATCAAAATCGTTAACCCGAACGAAAAGGTTACGGATAGTCGTATGCGACTAGCGAACGCTCGATTAAGAGAATATACCCCAAGTGAAATAATTGAAGCCGCTCATGAATTTGCTAATTCAGAGTGGCATCGCGAGAACAAGCAAATGTCAATCGACAATTTGCTTGCACCTTCCAAGTTTGGACGGTGGTTCCAAGCATCTAGAGAAGTGCAAAAGCGCGGCGGCCTGCGGACATGAGCGATGTCGCCGGAATGATTGCCGATTTTAAAGGGAGCAACTTCCGACGCTTGCAATTAATTGCCGGGCTGATTAAGGAGAACGAGCAATTCGTCACTTTACTACGGTGCTTGTACCTCCTGAATCCTGAAGACAAAGACCGATTGGCCGAAACCGCACAACGCACCACCGAAGAAACAATGCTACTACGAGAGGAGTTAGACCGATGGATGAATACCTGAAAATCAAACTTGACAAGATGAAGCCCGAGCAACGCGACCAGGCTATCAAGTACATGCTAGGGGTCAAAGACAGTGAAAAGGCTAGGCAAGCCCAGGAGATCAAACTGTCTCTGGTGAGTGACTACACCGAACAGGCTATCGAACTCAACAAGACCTGGGGCGAGATGCAAGGTTTAAGTACCGGCTATCCGAAGCTCGACCGATTGACCCGTGGACTAGTAGGCGGCGAACTCATCGTTTTGGCTGGAAAGACCAGTTACGGTAAAACCACTCTGGCGATCAACGTCGCTAACCAAGTAGCACTTACGGGTATACCTGTCTTATTCGTATCGCTTGAGATGACCCACGCTGAAATTGCCAGCCGGTACATGAACATCAACGGGGGTGATACCGATAACTACCACGCTGTCGCCGCTTTGACGGCGATGCAAGCTAATGATGAGCTCAACTGGAAGTCGGTAGATCCCCTGGTACGTTATGCCAAGGAGGAGATGGGTGTCGGGTTGATTGTCATTGACCACCTTCACTACTTCACCCGGGAACTCGAAAACGTGGCTGAAGACATTGGACGTATTACCAAGGAGTTCAAGAAGAATGCCATACGTCACGCATTACCAGTCGTTTTAATAAGCCATGTGCGTAAAACTGGTACAAAGACCGAAGCAGCCATAGAAGACCTGCGAGGGAGCTCGTACATAGCTCAGGATGCAGATATTGTGCTGATGGTTGCCCGTGATGAAGCGGACGAGCATTTATTGGGCGTAAGAATTGATAAAAACCGCAACCGTGGTTTTGACTTTAAAAACAATGTCGCCGAGCTGTATCTTGACAAAATCAAAGTCTACAATGACAAATTTGATACCGTATTCGGACCGGAAAATAAAACTGCCCCCCAGTCGCCTGAGGAGCAACCCAATGCGACTGAAGATGCAGTTCTACCATTATTCTAGCTTGACAGAATCGTGTATGCCTAGTAACGTAAGCAGTATTAAGGAGAGCAACCCAATGAGTAACTGGCAAGACATTTCAGATATTATCGACATGAGTAAACCAAGAGCTCAACGCGACATCGTAGTTGGCAAGGTGCTAACTTTTAATCAAGAAGGTTCCCTCCACAGCTACAAGGTGATGCGCCTACCAAAGAACGGCCGGGTGTGGGTGCGACCGATAACCCTTATGAACCCCGACCACTACGGGCATGATGTGAATATGACCGACGAAACAGTGAAAATATACGGTACGTACTTCTGTGAGGATTGTGGCGTACCTGTTACCCAACCCAGCAAATTTGAGACTTGACAAAAGAAATCGTCCATGCTAACATTGGCATAACACTAAAAGGAGCAACCCGAACATGGCGTTTCGTGATATTGAAAAGATTTTCTACGATGGTAAAGTAAAGATTTCGTATTTGGATAAACCCCATATGTACTACGCGCGGATGCGTGTTGACTGGGACTTGCCGGTGGAGGACAAGAAGGCTTGGGGCAAAGCATCGCGGCCAAAGGGTACGACTACCCTGATCGAAGACACGCTAGAGAAAAAAGGTTTGATGACCTGGCCTATGGGATTGGCACTTGGGGAGCTGTTCGGCTTCTACAACTTTAAAAATGACAAAGGCGACAAAATGCTTGGGTTCTCTAGGGGGAAAGGTACGCTATGGGGCAATGGTAGAACGCTTGCACTCAACCAAGAAGAACTACTCCCTATCGTGAAGTCGGCCGCTGAAGCTTGGCAGCGCAAGAAGCAAAAGGGTGCGGATATTGGCTCAGTAGTCCACGATGCTATCGAGCACCATATCACTGGCGTGGCATTTAACATGCTAGACGTGTATACAAGCTCTGTAGCCATGGCGGAGTACGAAACTGATACCGAGAAGGCTCTAGCCATGCAAAACATCACTGAGGACGTTAAAATGGCTCAACTAGCATTTGACCAGTTTAAGAAATGGTGGGCGGAACAGAAGCCGGTGCTACTTGGCGTTGAAGACTTGGTTTACTCGCTTAAATATCATGTCTCAGGTACGTTTGACGGTCGGTTACGAATGGGTGGAAAGAATATCATCGCGGATTGGAAGACTAGCAATGCTAGTAAGAGTAAAGAAGCAGCAGCTCCGGAAGGTGTTTATTATACCTACTTTATCCAGTCGGCTATATACGCGATGATTTGGGAAGAAATGACCGGCGAAAAGACTGATGATCTGTTGATTGTTTCGTGCCGCAAGGACGGTGGTTTCACCGCTATGCTGGCTAGTGAAGTTGGTTTGACCGTCGATGATTGCATCGAGTGGGCTCAAGCCGTGATTAGTGCCTACAAGTTTAGGGAAAAAACCCGTAGGGAATTAAATAAGAGAGGAGAATTATTAAATGGCAAGTAGAGTACAACCTATTATCGCCACCAACGAGGGCGGTGGAGACTTTGAACTCGTTCCCGCTGGCGTGTACCTAGCCCGCTGTTTTAAAATGGTAGATATAGGTACGCAACCCGCTCAACAGGTAGGTGGCAAAACCTTTAAAGCAGCCCGTAAAGTCATCTTATATTGGGAATTACTCGCAGACGATGAAGACAATCAAGTACGCATGGAAAGTGGCGATCCGTTCAGTGTGTCGAAAGAATACACGCTCTCGATGTGGGAGACTGCTAACTTACGCCAGGATCTTGATTCGTGGCGCGGGGTGCCGTTTACGGAGGAACAAGCCAAAAAGTTCGACATTACCAACCTTCTGGATAAGTTCTGTAAAATCCAAGTAGTCCATAAGAAGTCCAAAGACGGTAAAAAAACCTACGCCAACGTGGACGCTATCATGACCACCAGGAAAACGGCGGAAGGTGTAAATGCCATTAGCGGGTTCAGCATCACCAACCCCGATATGGAGCTATTTGAGACGTTCTCTGACTATATCAAGGATAAGATTCGTGCCGCTCAAGAGTGGAAGGTCGGTACTCAAGACGGTGATATTAGTCCAGAGGGCAAAGTAATCGTAAACGAGGATGGTGGAGAGCCCATTCCTATGGATTCAGTACCATTCTAGGAGGATATAAAAATGGGAACTACAGCAACCCTAACCATTCCAGTGAGAGAGCGACGTATCAGAGTTGTGGAAGGATTCTACGGCGACAAGCGGTACATCGTGCAAACCAGAGATACAGCGGGGAGGTTCCGTAGCGATAACCGCTCATACCAGCACCGCACATCAGCCAAAGCCCGTTTGGGCGAACTGGTACTGGAAGATATTAAAAACCATAAAGGGAGTAAATAATGGAAGAAACTGCAAATGCCCCCGCACCGGAGATGTCTGACACCACGAGTCTAGCTGAACCAGCCTCTCCATCCACGACGCCGGTAGCGCAACAGCTCAACGTGCACATCAAGTTGCACACGAGCTTGGGCGACCGCCTGAGTTCTTTAGAGGAGCGTTTAAAGGTGGTGCTGCGACCTGTCGAGAACGATATGAGTAAGAACGATGCCGACCTTGGGAAATCACCCATTCAGTCGCCATTAGCAGATGGACTCGCGGAGTCTAATGGTAAACTGCGTTCCTACTTGCGACGGATCGAGAGCATCTTGGACCGGCTGGAGGTTTGATATGGTGGCCGCAAAGAAGGTACGCGACTTTAAACCCAAAAATGACTATTTCTGCATCAAGTCAGTTATCCAAGTCATCGAGAAGGGACGGTACCCAGACCACCGTAACGAAAGTTACTTTGACTACACATTAGTCGGTTTGGGGACAGACGATAAATTATATAAATATACATCGGAAGGATGGATTGAATTATGAGTGATTTAACATTTGGACAAAGAGCAGTAGGTTTGAGTTTTAACCCGTCGGATAACCCGGTTGTTGGACAACTCAAGCAAGAAATATCAGACTTCATCGACACCTGTGATGTCCTTCGGGATGAGTCAACAGACGCAGACGTAAAGCGCATGTACGCAATCGCTATCACTGAAGCGCAAACTGCTCAGATGTGGGCAGTTAAGGCAGCAACGTGGGACCTGGAAGCAGTCGTAAACGCACCAGCCGAAGCACCCGTTGACAGCAACGCTATCACTACCAGCGATGCAACGCCCGCAGCCGACGTACTTGACCCGGCACCACAAAGCCCTGAACCAACCGTAAACGACGCACCGAGCGTATAAGTAGAGAGGACAGAACACCATGGAGCCCCTACAGGTAAAAGCTCAGTTGCAAGGGGGAAACCGCCTCAAAGACGGTTCCGTGAGTATGCGGTTTGTGACTGAAGAAGAAATTGGTACCGAACTTTTTGCTCACATCGACAGCTACTTCCAGCATAGGGGGTGGTTACTATTCCGCCCGAACCAATTTGAAGACTCAGAAATTCCGAAAGACGATGCGGAGATCGACGGTGCCGAACCGTTATGGAAACGTCAACAGCGTACTATCTACAAACTATTTATGCTCAGGGGTGGCAAACCGAGTGAGTTCCATACCTTTTATAGAAAGCAGATGGAACTGGTGCAAGAGCAGCTTGGTAATGCCATAGAAGCAGAGGAGAACAGACATGCCCCGAAGTCATGAAGCCAGTGTTGCCAGCGGTAAGAAGGCAGCAGAAACTCTAAAGGAGAAATATGGTAAGGATCACTACAGAAACCTTCGTGCTATTAAGCGAAAACGTCGGACTCCTGGTTATTTTGGCCACCTCAAAGATACGGGGCAAACGGATAAGATTGCCGAGCTTGGCCGTAAAGGTGCCGAAGCAACCAAAAAACGTAAAAGCCAGTCGTCTCCTAAAGAAAACGGTGGCGTATAAGGACGGTGACATACCGTTTATAGAGGATGAAAAGAACCCATGGGATCACTCATAACCATAGCTCAAAGCCCGCGAAGTGGAAAAGTTTTTCAGAAGCGTATGCGGAAAGTGCTCGTAACGGCGGCGATACGATTCAATGTGAGAATTGCGGAGGTTACTTTGAAAGACCGGACCTTCACCACAAAGTTGGTAGGGTTGCCGCACCTCACCTATATTTCGATAAGAGTAATTTAGTCTGGTTATGCAGGAGATGCCACAATGCAGTCCACCAGATTCCTCCCCCGAAACAAGGTCCCGTTAGTTTATCAGAACTTAGAAAGGCAAGAGATGTTTAGCTTCACTATTAAAGGCCAGCTCGCTACCCTCAATGACCACGATGCCGCCAACCGGACCAACAAGTTCCTAGGGGCAAAACTCAAACAGGAAATGACCGATCTGGTAACGTGGCAATGCAAGAAGGTCCAACGGATTACTCGACCCTGCACCTTAGAGTTTGAGTGGTTTTTTTCAGGTAGGCACGACCTAGACAATATCAGGTTCGGTGTTAAGTACATTCTTGACGGGATGGTAAAAGCCCGGGTATTGCCTGACGACAACCAGAAATGGGTTATAGGGTTTGACGGTGATTCGTTTATCAAAGTTCCCAAAGGTCAAGAAAAAGTGGTGATACACGTAAGCGAATACGAGGATGTCTGAAATGAAACCCCGACGAGTCAAGTTCTTGATGGTCAATCCCGCAGATTTTATAAGCCTATTCCGCAAGGGGCTAAAACTCCATGCTGGGTATAAAGTCATTAAAGGTGTCCCTGCGGATGCTGAGATCATTACCGTCACTTACGATAACTTGCGTAATGCGATAGTGGTGGTGGTGCAATCTGAAACTTATGAAGAAGTGGAACCGGGTGTAATGCCCCCCATACAAGTAGTTGATATAAACGTGAAAGAGTAACGACCCATACGATAAGGAGATACAGACGAAATGAGCAAGAAGTTAAAAATCGAAATCAACCGTCG